GGGTGTGGTACGCCAGATGAGCCTGGATGAGTTTTTTGAGCTGATGCACGTAGTTGATAAAAAGCCTGTTTTCATGGTTTTGCATGGCTTGACTGACGAAGAAAATGGCTTGGTATAGGGTGAGTGCGAGATCCGGATGATACAGAGCAGGGGTTAATGCCATGAAGCCAGCAATGCAAACGATCACTGATAAAACAAGGGGCGATTGCCATCGGGCGGTTATTGCATCACTTCTTGATCTCGAAATAGAACAAGTGCCGCATTTTCGGCTATTTAGTGACGACACATGGTGTAATGTATATGTATATTTCCTGATGGGATGTGGGTACGATTTTGAGGGGACTGGTTATTTTCCAAAGAATACGCCTCGGTCAGAGCATCTTAAAGATTGCCATATTGGGGGTTATGTTTTTGCAACCGTACCGAGTAAAAATTATCCACCAGAAGAGGGGATAACCCATGCAGTTGTCATGGATTTAGACGGGCTTGTAGTTCATGATCCGCATCCGGGGAAAGCATATCAAGGCATAAATGTGATTGATACTAAAGAGCTGATGCATTGGGCGCTCATCAAGCCGCTTTCACGGCCAGAGCCTGAACTATCCGACATAACAGACCATGCTATATCGGAAAGTATGTGAGATATTGATTTTATGGCCTGTGCATAGGCTGATTGCCGAGGGTCGGCAACCATAAAAGCGTGATGCCAGTGGCACGTATGCACGCATTGGATATGGCGGCTGGGGCCTAGCAATAACAGTAAGCCCGGACGGAGTGGGTAACGGTACGATACCAGAGGCACATCACGCCTCGACCGACAAGCAAATGGGTGAGAGACGCCAGAAATGGGGGAACGGCTGGGACAGAACGCCAGCACCGGAAGCGTAACCGGTATCTAATCGCATGGCGGCTGAGTTCCCCGGTTCCGGACCCGGGGATGGGTATAGAGATAATGAAGGCATATCGATCACTGCTAACTGATCTATACGAGATACCAGCCGCCAGCCGATTGGATGCTGACCAAGCCATGGCCACCCTGCCCCGAATGGGTAAGCCGGAGATCAGCGCCGGCACTAATTTACAGGCATAAAAAAGCCCGCTGGTTTAGGGCGGGCCGGGTGAATCCTAAATCCTGTCCCAAAAACAGGTGGATTCTAATTGCGCTATAGTCGCGCAGGAGTATGAACAAAGAGAGTATAGCTTATCTTTTATTCTTGCGTCTATCACGGTTGCCAGATACAACAGAGCAACAATAGTTAAAAACCAGTACGCCTATCATAGCGCCGAACCAGGCTATGGCCGGCCAGAATTGATTAATGAATGCGTTCATTTCTTATCGCTCCCATATATTTCATTGGGCAAATAGAATGGGGCTTGCTCACGTAAAATAGCTGGAAAATCTTTGTAATCAGGCGCAAAGTCACAGTCACATTGCAAAATGCAATGCTTGAGCTTTTGCACGGTCAGGATGATGGCTTTATTATTGCCTTGATGTGCCAGTGTATCGATGTGATCCAGGCACTCTATTAGACTTTTCTTATTCATTGGTTAAGCCCTCGCATTGTTGAGCCGCTGACTCACACTCCTGATCTGTCATACAGTATTCAAGAGCACGCGCCATGGCTGGATTGATTCTGGCAAAGTGTTAAAAAATAAATATTCACGATCATAATAATGCAGTCAATGTGCCAACAATGCCAAGACATTACAAATCAATGAGTTAGGCAATCAATGTCAATCCAAAGGCATTAGTAAACTCTAATAGTGTAAGGCAGGCTTTACACAATTCCAGGCAAACAGCTCAAAAGCGTCGGAATAGTTTACACAATGGTGAAAAGAGAACAGAAGGAGTACAGATTGTGTAAGGAAAGGCGACAATATAGTGGCTGAAAATCATTGAAATATGAGTTATACTGTAGTTAATGAGCACATTACGATTAAAAAAACCCTGGAATCCGATCAAAACCGCGCCGGATGATCGGCCAATCATCTGTTATAACCGCGCAGTCGGGCAGTACATCACAAAAAAACAGGATGGCCAGTATCCAATGTATAGTTGGGATGGCGCAGCCGGGGTATGGTATCCAGAGCCTACACATTGGCGCGAATTAGAGGCAAATCCATGAATGATTTTAAACTAGAGCGCAGCAAGCTGGAGCCTAATAGATACGACTATTTAGATGTGCAGGATAGTCGTTTATATGATTCTCTTAAAGATGATGATTCATGGATGAGCGTGGAGATACGCAGGCTATTGACGGAGAAAGCACGGAATAGCATGTTAGCTCATAGAGCCTGCAAGTATTAGTAACTTCTAATGCTCCACGTGGAACAATATTATGGATAAATCAAACAAATTAACAACAAGACAACAAGCGTTTGTTGATGAGTATTTGATTGATTTTAACGGAGCACAGGCTGCAATTAGGGCGGGTTATAGCAAAAAAACAGCAAAAGAGATGGCTTATGAACTCCTCACGAGACCTCACATATTAGAGGCTGTTAATTTAGCCAAGAAAAAACGCGAGGAACGGACACATATAACTCAGGATCGAGTATTGCAGGAGCTGGCCCGGATTGCGTTTTTTGATCTGCGCAAACTGTATAATGACGATGGATCATTAAAGCGTCCTAATGAGCTAGATGATGATGCCGCTGCAGTATTGGCAGGGATCGATACAGTTGAGAGCAAGTCAGGAGATGGTGAGGATGTAATGTTAGAATATACTAAAAAGGCCAAAGTGTTTGATAAAAACGCGGCCTTAACATTAGCAATGCGCCATCTGGGCATGTTAAACGATAAAATAAGTCAAAATCATAGCGGCAATGTCGGGCTAAATCTGGTCATACACGATACGCCCGATCCTGATGCATCAAACTAATTACTACCCGCCTGGTCCGATAGCTGCGCAATTCCTGCGTGATGACAGTTTTGTCTGTGGTATCCGCGGCCCTATCGGATCAGGTAAATCAGTCGCGTGCGTGATGAAATTCATGCGCTTGGCTGGGCTGCAAAACAAATCATCAGTTGATGGCAAACGACATAGCCGGTTTGCTGTTATCCGCAACACGTATCCCGAGTTAAAAACCACCACAGTTAAGACATTTCACGCATGGATACCGCCGGAGTATGGTAAATGGCGTGATCAAGGCCCGCCGACGCAAATCATATCAACAGATGATTTAGAGGTGGAGATTCTGTTTGTTGCCCTGGACAGTCCTAACGATGTACGCAAACTGCTATCACTGGAGCTAACCGGCGCATGGATCAATGAGGCCAAGGAGGTGCCAAAGGCTATTCTGGACGGACTCACTGGCCGTGTAGGGCGATACCCCAATGCTGACAATGGTGGCTGTAGACTGCCTCAGATCATCATGGACACAAATCCACCGGATACGGATCACTGGTGGTACAAAATGGCAGAGGAGCGCAAGCCCGAAGGCTGGGCGTTTTACTCTCAGCCGTCCGGATTATCGCCCGATGCAGAAAACAAAAAGGGGTTGGCGTCAATGCCTGGCGGGCATACCGGGTATTACACTCGCGCATCAACCGGCAAAGATGACAACTGGATCAAGGTCTATGTGCATGGCAATTATGGATTTGTATCTGATGGTAAACCGGTATACCCGGAATATAACGATAACGTACACATACAGCCAGTACAGTTTAACCCTGCATTACCTGTTTATATCGGGATCGATTTTGGTTTAACGCCCGCTGCTACCTTTGCGCATAAATACCCAATGGGAGGTTTTGGCGTATTTGATGAGTTGGTAACAGAGGACATGGGAGCCGTGCGATTTGCACAGGTATTAAAGGCCAAGTTAAGCGGCACGTATAACCTGCGCGAATGCGAACGGATTACCGGTGACCCAGCTGGCGACACGCGCGCGCAAACTGATGAAAGCACACCCTTTGAGATTTTAAGGGCCGGCGGAATCAATGCGGAGCCTGCCAATAGTAATGATTTTGTGTTGAGACGTGAATCCGTTGTTGTACCCATGACACGATTAATTGACGGCAAGCCGGGGTTAATCATTGACCCGCGCTGCACAATGCTACGCAAGGCCATGGCCGGCGCATATTGTTACAGACGTTTACAGGTTGTAGGCCGCGAGATGTATCGTGACGTACCGGATAAAGGGATGTACTCACACGTGGCCGAATCGCTGCAATACCTAATGCTTGGCGCCGGAGAGGGCAAGGCTATCATCAAGCGTGCTGTTAATCAGCACAGACAACAGCAGGGAAATCTCGACTACTCAATGCTCGGTTGATTAACGTCAACTATTTTACTACAATCATCCA